TCAAGCTTCATCATCCGTAACATCAGTCGAATCAACAAATTCACATGGTGTTAGTAGCGGTGGCATAAATGCCGCTTTCGTTAATTGTGAAATAACAAAAACAGATTCTGCGATTGAAGTAAAACATAAAGTATTAATTTCCTCGTTATTCCAATTATCGATTTTTTCAACTAATTGCGGAAAATTTTCTTCTTTAATATCCCATGAAACTAAATATTCAACTGTAATAGCAAAAAGCTGCGGTGGATTCATTGAAATATTTCTGGAAAATACAACTAATAATTTATCACCTGATTTACTGAGTTTAGAATGAAAATTATCTGCTACATCAACATTTAATTCATCATTTTCAGTATCTGTTGGTAAGGACTTATATTCAATTTTTTTGAGAGACAGCTGCGGATTGCTTATAATTTCCTGTAAAACCATTAAATACACCTCCGTTATATGACAAAAAAGTTCTATGACCAACCATTGATCTACTTGTGTTAACTTTTTCAAAAGCTCTTTCTATATTGGCGGCCTTACAACCTACGGAAAGTACCGGAGAATACATTTTTAAACACTCACTAAATCCGCTTGCTTTTCCTACAAATTTACTAAGAGCCAAGTTGATACATTGGTTAATGCTAACGCCCTCAATAATTGAAAGTTCAGCAATTTCACGATGCAAAGACTTTGGTATTCTCAGTAAAATTTTGCCGCTATATTCAATATTTTTAGTAACGATTTCTTCTGGAATTGGTATGCCATACTTTTTTGAAGTTTTAATGCACTCCTGCTCCAATTCTTCAAAAAGCTTTAATGCTTCATCTACAGTTTCGCCTTGAGCCACGCAACCTTTTAAGCATTTGCTCTTAATACAATAGAACTCGTGCCCCTCAACTTCCATTTTTTGAACATCAAATCCATATCTCATGTTAATTCCTCCCTTATCATATCAAGCAAATCCTTCAACTGCTTTATGTAAACCTCGCCAACACATTTCCCGTGTTTTGGAACGGGTATTACATAACCTAATTTAGGATAAACAATTTTGGGATGATTTCCACCACTATCTAAAATACAACCGAAATGCGTCATTACACTAACTACTTCATCGAACGTTATATCATTAGGTATAGGTTTATTATAAAACTTTTTCATTGCCTTATCAATTTTTGACAAATTACAAGCACCGCCTCAAAAGCTCAATATGATATTATATATAATATCATTGGTTGAATCGTTTGTCAATAGGTTTTATTAAAATAATATGAAAAAAATAATGGCATTTATTCCTTAAGAACAAAAAAACAGCCGCCTCAGACCCATAAAAGTCCGAGACGGCTGAAATTTTACCTACTTGATCTTAATTTTCTGCCCCACATAAATGAGGTTAGCGTTCTTGATACCATTGTTCTTGACAAGCTTCGCAACAGTAGTCTTGTAGCGCCGTGCGATGCCAGAGAGCGTGTCTCCACGCTTCACAGTATAAGTCACTGTCTTCTTGGTGGAGCTTGTAGTCGGCTTTGTGGTCGAACTGGTGGTCTTCTTGAAGCCGTTCAGCCCTGCCGCCTTGATCTTCGCAGGATAGTCCACACAGCAGATATCCATGTCAACATTGCCGCTGATACCGCTGACCTTGCCACTGCTTGTGTACTGCCACATCCCATATGTACCGCTAAAGTTGCAGCGTGAGCCGTACTCAGCGACCCACAGAGCGTATCTCTTGGCAACATAGGCAGATATGTACTGCTGTAAAGGCGAACGGCTGATATACAGTCCTGCCCAATAGCCTGCCGCTTCAAGTGCATTGCAGAAAGTCTTGACAAGGCTGTTGCAAAATGCTCTGCCCTTTGCGAACTGTGAACGCTCCTCGAGGTCAAAGTATATCGGATACTCAAACGTCTTGCCCTTGATAGCGTTGATACAGGTCTGAGCCTCAGCCTTTGCGTCCTCGACACTCGCCGCATAGCTATACCAGTAAGCACCGACTTTCAACCCTGCCGCCTTAGCTGCCTTGTAGTGGCTCTCGAAATATGGGTCTTTCTGATGTGCATACTTGCCGTAACCAGCACGAATGATAACGAAATCGACCCCCGAAGCCTTGACCTTCTTGAAGTCAATGTTCTGCTGATACTGCGAAACGTCAATGCCCTTAAATGTCTTTGCCATAAAAATTACTTCCTTTCTAAATCGTCAATTCTATGATTAGCCACCTTGATTTTCTCATCAATCAAAGCATAATCCTGTTCCAACTTATACGTCCGAGCAATAACACTGTTGTGCTTGTCCACACGCTCAGACAGCTTGTCTATCTTGTACTCGATAAGCTTTTGGCTGTCGTACTGTGCCTGCTGCATAGTCTTACGGCTGTTTGCCGCAATAACAAGCTGACACGCTACCGCAGACGCAGCCGTTATCAGTGCGACGATAATTGCCTCCGTCATTCATCATCACCTGACTTTCTTTTGGCTGACTGCGTGCCGAAATAGAACGATATCACCACAGTAAACACCGTGATGAACTGCTCTGCTGAAATCGTGCGGCGCAGTGCCAACACGCAGAACACCGCTGTAAGCAGTATCGTTACGATAGACTTTACATCAATGAGTTTCGCTAACTTCTGCTTCATGGTATACCTCCTTTGTTATCATCTCATACTCCTCAGCCGTGATCCACTTGCCGACAGCAGCGTGTACCATAGCAGCCGACCACAAACGGTTGTCATAGTATCTCTTGACCTTGACGTAGTTCTTACTCATCGCCGCTCACCTCCAACTCTACACCGTTCAACATAGCCAGAAAATCAACGTTTGCCTTTATCCTGTCTATCTCGGTGACTTTGGGCTTGCGAAAATTGTCTTCCGTCAGCCCCATGCTCTCAACCATAGATTTTTCTAAATCTGTCATGTTGTACCTCCTATCTCTGACAGTTTGACGATATACTTTTCTTCGCTTGGCACTGGTATGTGATAGTTGTCATTGCTGTTTTTGAAAATCACTGAACCGCCTGCCTCAACTGTTAGATTTCGCAGAAAGTCGTCGTCAATTAGGGTTGATATGTCCGTTACGATTTGGGTTTCCAATTCGTAATATAGCATTACGCCCTGCATTGCCTGTTTGAATGCGGTAGCGTCGGTGTAGGCGGTGTCTTTGACCTGAATTTGTGTAACAATAGATACCGTTCCATCTAATAGAATTGTCTTATCAACATACTCTTTAACATCTCTTTTGACAGTAAGGTATTTATCGCACAAAATATTGTGCCGCTTTTGTGTAAAATCTCCAATTTTTTTGAATTTTTTTGAGTCAACAAACGTGCTGAAGTATGTGCCGAAAGTAGGGCTAGTTTCGACCTGCCAGTTCACCGTTCCCAAATCCATACTATCTACACATTTGTAGTATTTTTTATTTTCGTAATCAACATAGTTTCGTGCCGTTCCTGCTGACCAGCCGTAGCCAGGCAGATTGCGGATTGCTTCGGGTATAGGGCAGGCGGTATCACCCACAGCGACCTCTGTCACCCCAGCGCTGACAATCTCGCCAGCATTATATGGATAATAGTCCGCAGGGAATATTTTCTCGAATTCTTCAACACTTGCAGGTTCGTTTCCTATGCCGAACATGGCGGTGAGGTCATATAACTGCAATGTAAATCCGTATGTGCCTGCGGTTGCGCCTGCAAATGCACGAAAATATAGTGGCGGTGGATTGCCTACTCCTGATGGTAGTGTATATATGTCATTTTCTGTAGTGGTGTAACGTTCGCTACCATTTGACACATTTAAATTGTTATTTTCGAAACGTACCGTCACATAGGAACTAGGATTGTTTATATCCCTGATACATTTTCCTACCACTTTATGTCCGATTGTCTGTGCAATAGGTGACGTATCGGCAACGATTTGTTTCAGCCATTTTTCTTCGGCAACGTCTTCGTCAATCGTTACTGTGACATGGATTATGCTGTCAGGTATTAACTGATTCCACACCACCGATTTACCGCCCACAGACTTCACCGACATCAGCTTACCGCCTGTAGGAACTGTCTTTGCGTATGCCGTGTTGCTGTCCGTTTCAAATTTATGAGTGATACCCTGTCCTATATCATAAAGTGCATTTACCCTACGTTGTAACTCTTTGTCCGTAAGTTTTACGTTGGCTATTTCAGCCGTGTTTTTAGCTATCTTTGCAACTGCCGTAACGTAATCTTCAGGTAAACTATCAGCTACAGACTGTGCTTTTTGTGCGGCAGTCTCAGCGGCTACCCTGTCCTCTGCTACCTTGGCAGTGTTTTCTGCTACATCAGCCTTATCCGCTGTTACCTGTTCTGCAAGAGTCTGAACAGCCTGTCTATCTGATGCAGTGCTGTCTGCATTAGCCTTGGCAGTCTTGGCATATCCTGCCGTTATTGTCTTGTCGGCTTCGACCTGCTGTGCTGCCGTTGATGCTTGGGCTGCGGATATCTTGGCGGCGTTCTGTGCTGTGACCGCCTGCTGACGTGCGGTTTCTGCGCCTTGCATGGCGGTGTCTGCCTGTGTTGCGGACATTTCAGCCGCTGTCTTTGCGGTTTCCGCACGGCTTGCCGCCTGCGTTGCCGTGTCGGCTGATTTCTCTGCGGCTGTGGCAGATTTAGCGGCGTTATTTGCCATTGTTGTCGCTGTTTCTGCGGCGGTGACGGCTGTCTGCATATCTGCGTGCGCCTGTCTGCCTATGGCATCTATGCGGTCTAGTGCATCCACCGCCACACCAGGTGACGGGATAGCATTATCACCGATTGCCGCACCTATTCTCAGGCGGAATATGCGTGATTTTTTTACTAAAATATACTCATCGCCTGACAGTTTCTTTGCACATATCTGGCACGATACCGTCTGCGCTGAACGCAAGACATCTGCCGTAGGTGTCCACTGTCCGCCTGTGATATCGACCTCGTACTGAACACCGTCACCGTAGTCTATCGTTAACACATAGCGGTCTGCGCCGTCTACTGTCAGCCCTTCGACCGACACGGGTCTAGCATTCGTTTCACCGACATAGCCCAGTAGGGCTGTGCTTAGTGTTACGTCATAGTCTGAATTTAATGTTATCGTCATTTAATCACCCCCTCTTTACTCTATTGCAATATAATCAACATAGTATGTTCCTGTTGGAACGGTTTCCAATGTTGGCCCGTTATTAGCTCCCATGCAGACACTCAGATAGTATGACGTTCCTGACCCATAAACGTGGGTGCAGTAGTTCTGATATGGTGTTGGTGTGTCTGTCTGCCGTAGCGTTGCTATTACCTGTTTAGGTGCAAAGGTCAGTCCAAGCGGTATCTGCATCAGTGGATTCGCTTTCGTCATCTTGTATTCCACAGTGCCATAGTGTATCTTGCCGGCTCGGCTCAGTATCTCATCGATTTCCTCGCCTGCGTGTTGCATAGGATAGTCATTTTCAGTGATATCCTGTGCCAATGTCACATTTTCATCAGCCATTATCTTGCCCCCTTAAAGCTGTTCTTCAACGCTCAGACCTACCGCAGAAATGTCTGCTGAAAGTCCGCCGTCAAAATTGAATCCTAAATTCGTTATCGGTATGTCATAGCTGTCTGCGCCGTTGGTGTAGGTCACCACGTCACCTATGTCGAAACGTGGGTCACCAAGTCTGTGGTACAGCTCAGTGGTGTACCACGAAAAGCCGCCTATCCTGCGCCACAGAGATTGTAGCAAAGACTCTGTCATGTATGGATTTTCAAACTCCAAGACTCGACCTTGCGTTGTATCTGTCACACCAAGCGACAGCGTTACATCATCACTGACTTTGCAGATAATGCCCACGATAGCGTTCTGCCTTTCCGACAGCGTAGGCAAATCAATGGTATTGTTGTCCAACGTTTTCACGCTCTTGCCATACCACTTTCGGACGTATTTTCCATATCGGTCAACATACCCGAACTGCCCTTGTGCAGAAGCCAGATAGGACAGCATTTGGCGCATGGTCACGTCTTTTGGCACTGAGCCGACCTTGAAGTAAAAGTATTTTGAGTACAGCACTTTGCCGTTCTTATCTATCAACCTTCTGCCGTTCTTGTCACGCAGTAGTCGCACCTCTGTATAGTCATTGCCGTTCTGCAATCCTAATTGTCTGCAAATGTCGTCCTCGACTGCTTTATTCCAGTTTGGCATAGGGATATGCGGCACATATGGTTTATCCGAAAAGTACAGTCTATCTGCCATTGTCAGCTGAACGCTGCCGCCTGATTTTTTCGACTTAACGCAGGTGAAACGTCCCATTGGTATTTTTTCGCCATTTGTATCAGATGAAGTTGCGTCCTTTGTATACAAACTGAAAACATACTCATTCCCAAGATACTTAGTCCCGTCGTCAACAAGCTCCGCCGTCACACTCTGAGAGCAGACAGCTCCAAGCTCTATATCATCACTCAGAGAGGTTGCTTGAATGTCCGTCTGAACGTTCTGAATGCCATCATATGCCACAGGTTCTCCGCTCTGAGCGTCCTCTATCCACATACCCCACAAAGCTTTGTAACTCTCTATCCTGCTTGTTATCTCATTGCTTGCTATGGTGTACATATGCCCTCCTAACGTTCTGCGAATGTGACAGTACAGCTCTTGTAATACTCACCACCGTCAAGTCTGACAAGCCCCTGCGGTACATAGTCGCTTGCGTTGGCAGATATAGAATAATACTTGCCGTTGTGCCAGAACTCCAGTTCTGCAAAGTCGGGTCCGTCCTCGATAAGGGATTGTATCTGTGCTGAATCTGCGACAGGAAGCATTGTCCACTTGCAAGGCAGTTTGTATTTGCAGAACTTTCTTGCACCCACAAACAGACCTGTTGTATTCACTCGTCCTGAACCTGCTGTCCATTCGTAACAGTTTACAGGGCTCCAGCTATCAGGGTCAGGGTCTGTCACCCACACGCCATTTATCTTTAGCAATGTTCCTGTCAAAATGCACTCACTCCCGTCTTACGTTTATACTGATTGTTGCTGTCCTGCATACACTTGAAAAGCACCTTGCTGTCAACTGTTCCGAAGAACACAGGGTCATAAGCTTTCAGCCAATCAAGTATAGCGTTCAGCACCCTTAACACCTCGTCAAGCTTGCCGTTATCAAGCATACCTTGCAGTTTGCTCAGAGGTGAGATCACCTCCGGGTCTGCCTTTGCGTTCCTGTTATCGCCCACCATTGCAAGGGTCGGTGCTGTCGCAAGTCCGCCTGTGGCAAGCTTTGGTATCTCAGGTATGCTTATTGTGTCAAGGTCAAAGCCGAAGGTTTCTCCGCCTATGCCAGGCACCCAATCAGGCACATCAAAACTCAGGCTGTTAATGCCGTCGATTATCCAGTTGACCGCACTTTCAATAGCACTGGTCATTTTGTTTACTGCACCGATAATTAGGTTTATAGGTGCTTTCACAACGCTGTAAAGCGTATCCCACACGCCTTTGAAGATCTTCTTTACACCCTGCCAAGCCTTCTTCCAGCTACCTGTGAAAATGCCTTTTACGAACATTATAATGCCGTTGAGAATGGTCTTTACGCCTCCGAAAGCGTCTGAAAAGGTCTTTTTGAACCACTTGCCTATGCCTTTGAAAACGCCCTTGACAGCGTTAAGAAGCTTTGTGAAGATCTCCTTTATCTTTGCAATACCCTCAGATACGGCATTATACAGACCTTGTATGATATATCCGCCCATTTCAGCCATGACCTTACTAGGGCTGTGAATACCAAAACAGTTCTTGAAGCCCTCAATAAATGGTGTAAGAACATGGTCATAAAGCCAAGTGCCTATGCCCTTGAAAGCGTCAATGATACCTGTGAAAAGCCCCTCAACGATATTACCGCCACAGTCCTGTATCTTCTCCGTAAAGTAGTCACGGATACTGAAAACAGCGTCCTTGATAAAGCCCCACAGCACCGATACCGCACCGCCTATAGCTGAGCCTATGGCTTTGAAAAGCTTTGTGGCGATGCCGCTCCAATCTATTGTAGAAATGAACGTCCACAGCTTTTCACCTATGCCCTGCCAGTTTACAGTTTGCAGGAAGTTTATTGCCGTATCAAGCAGACCTTTCACGCCATCAGAGATAGTCGTTCCTGCCTTGCCCCAATCAATCTCATCAAACCAGCCGTTCACAGAAGTGCCTATGGACGAGCCAAAGCCCGACCAATCAAAGGTGGTAACGAACGAATAAAGATAGTCGATGATGGCTTGCCATTTTGAAGCAAGGGTCTTGCCGATAAGCGACCAATTCGTTTTCTTTATACCGCCGTTAAGAAAATCAGCTGTGCCTTTACCGAAGCCTGCCCAATTGAACTTCTTCATAAAGCGGTATCCTGCACCCAAAATAGTGTTTATACCGCCGCCGAAGCTGTCCCCAAGACCTGTCCAATCAACGCCGTTAATAAAGCTGTTCAGACCGTCTGTAAGCTTATCCACAAAGCCATTCAGCTTTTTCTGAATACCGTCCCAGTTGATATATGCGAAAGCTCCGTTGACCTTTTCAGCCACAAGAGAGCCTACTCCTGCCCAATCGCCCGACTTTATGGCGTCTTTCATACGCTCCGCCCAATCAGGAAGCTGAACGTTGTCGCCGTTTATGGCTGAGTAATCAATGCCGCTCTCTGAACTGTCTGTATCGGACTTGCTCTGATCCGGTGCAACTCTTACAACGTCAAAGTCTGCAAGGTAAGTGTCCTGAGTTTTCTTTATCTTCTCCGCTGACTTCTGTGCCTGCTTTGTCGCCTGCAAGGACTTCTGATAGGTGGTACCGAAAAGCTCAGAGATAAATGCCGCCACAGTTTTTGTCGCCACCGCTACGCCCGTCATAAGCGTATTGAGATACGGCATTACTGTGTTCATTATCGGCGTGAAAGCTATGGTGAGGTTGGCTTTTATCTCGTTTAAGGACTTGGCAAATTCTTCGTTGCCTGAAACGGCGTTTGATACAAGTGACTTTAAGCCTCTGAAAATTGCATATGCACCAGCCATTAGAAACACTGATTTTGCCGCCCTTTTGAGAGAGTTTGTCAGCCGTGACAATGGCTTTGAACTGCCGTGTATAACGCTTGTGAGCTTGCTGAACTTTGCTTTCACAGTTTCAACAGCCTTTGAGCCAACAGACTTCATTGCTTTGAATGATCCTACAAGTGTAGTCTTTACAAGGCTTGCCGCTCTTTTTACCGCAGAAGATATCACAGAGAAACTTTTTCCGCTCTCTTTGATTTTTGCACTTAATTTGTCGCTCGTATCATACAGACCTATCAATTGGCTTTTCAATTGTTCGATTTTATTTGACAACTTTTCTGATTCCATTGCGTCATCAGTTGTTGCCAACTTAGTCTGTAATCTTTTTATTTCAGCTTCTGTTCGCTCAATAGCGTTTTGGTTTATCTCAAACTTTTGCTTGAGCCTTTCCAATGGGTCGGCAGCGGTTTTAAAATCCTCTGATATTTTCGCTGCCGCCGAAAGTGCTTCTGTTCTCAGCTTTTCAGCCGCACTGCTAGCTGCTTGTTCTGCTTCTGCAACAGCGGTGGCTGCTATTGCTTCGGTATCCAATGCTTGTGCATTGCTTAGATCTCCTATCTTGGCTTTTGTCTTGTCGATAACAGCCTGTTGACGTATCATCTGAGCTTCTACACTATTCAGCTTTTCAATGAGTTTATCAATTCCGCTATCATCTGTATCAGCAAGCTGACCGTTAAGCTCTTTATACTTAGCCTGCAACAGGCTCATTTTTTCCGTTGCATTTTCGAGCTGGAGATTAAGCCTTTCAAATTCACTTTCAGGTATTTCAAAATCACCAAAGCTCTCTGTCGCTGTTTTAGCCGCCTCGTCAGCCTTTGCCGTAATTTGCTGAGCGATATCATCAACCTCAGCCTCTATCTTATCAGGGTCATACTCAGGATTGTAATGTATCTGCACAACTTTAGGCTTGATGTTTTCGATTTGGTCGGTGGTGTTTTTTATATGCTCATTGGCTTTATCAATTTCAGACACCACCTTTGCGGTAGCCTCCTGCATACTCTTCTGAGCGATCTCCGACGCACTGCCAAATCCCTCGTCTATGGCTTTAGCGGTCTTATCCATAGCATTCTCAACAGCTTTCTCTGCCTGCTCTACTGGCTTTGAAAAGCCGTTCTGTATGCTTGCAGATATCTTGTCAAGCTGCTCCTGCACCTTGTTTTTTATCACAAGGTCAAGAGATATAACACCAACGCTTGCTCCGTCTGCCATTACTTATCACCTGCCTTTCCGAACATTCCCTTGAACAGCCTTTCAAAGTATCTCGCAGTTTCAAGCTTGTCCTGCTCTGTGAACGTTTCTCTTGCTTTCTGACTTCTGAACGCCGTCCATTCTGAGCGTATCTGCTTTTCAAACCTGTCGAAATTCTTTATGATATCCTTGTTGTCCTCGCTCCTGATACGAACGATCTGACCCAGTGGTGTATCGTGCATAATCCCTGCAACGAGCCTGTACCAATCGCTGTAATGCAGATTTTCCTGCTCTGAGGGCAGGATATTGTACTGCTTTGCAATGGACTGTATGATAAGCTCTCGGTCATAGTCAAGATCGTACCAGCTTTCTTCAAGCTTACTCTGCGTTTTCCTGCGGAAATCGAGCCTCTGTCTTTTCTGCGTCCTCGCCTGTTACCGCTGAGATAACAAGAGTGAAAAGCTGCTGATATGCCGCCCAAGGCATATTCATTGCCTCTATCTCCTTGTAGTCCTTTGATGCGAACGCAAGCTTGAAAACCTCGTCTATCATATCAAGGTCTTTCTTTTCAGCGTTCTTGTCGCAGATGTCAAGTATCTTCTTGACAGTTTTCTGCCTGTCGTCCACAGGGTAGACCTTGTCGCCTACTCTTATCTCAGGTGTACCTGTAAGAAGCTTGCTGTCGAGTGTATACATCTTTGCCATAGTTATTGTCCTTTCTGATATATAAAATTAGGAGAGCGCTTTGAACGCTCCCCTGTTTTGTCTGTGTTCTTACGCTGCCGCCTCAGTAAACTCAGGCTTGCCGTCGGAAGCAAAGTCGAACGCAAGCGGCGCAACTGCTGTCGAATCTCCGCCACCCCATTCTGTTACGCTGACAACGCCCTTGATAACAAGCTTTGCTCCGCTTGGAAAGTTCCACACAAGGGTTGTGGTCGCCGCAGCACCTGTTTTGAGTGCAAGGCTCTCGATGTAGTCATTGCCTGCGTCACCGACGTTTCTCTTGCCTGAGATACTGATAGTGATAGACTTACCAGTGAGCAAACGTCTTGTCCACCCCTGCTGATCAAAAGGCTTCCACTCCTCGATATTGCCGTCAATGGATACTGAAAAGCTCTCCATATCGGCAATAGTCACAAGATTGCTCTCTGTCGAGCCGTCGCCACCTGTCTTGTCTATCTTGAACTGGTTTTCATATACGGGATAAACTCCTGTTGTGTTTGCCATACTCATTCATTCCTTTCGTAATATACTGTTGCCTCGATAACATATTCACACACGCCTCGCTCGTCCCTGCCAACAGAAACAGGCTCTTTGCATTCGAGATACTTTACCGTAAATCCGTCACCCTTATGCTGACGTATATCGGATAGGATATCAAGAACGCTTTGAGCCTTTATCTCTGCCTGTGTGGGAGTATCAGTCCAATGAATAAGCACCGAGATATGTTTTTCAAGTGTTTTTGTGCAGGCTTTTCCGCCTATGCAGATACGCTGTGGCTTTGAGGTCTTTGCGTTGTACACGCCTATGCACTTGTCAAGGTTGCCGTCAATAGTGCCTGCATACACATCCTGCAATTCAAGGATATCGCTCAGCATATCCGCTATGTTAAGTAAAGTCATACGCCTGTCCTCTTTTTGAACTCTGCCACAAACTCATTCTTAGCAAGGTCCTTTTTACTGCCTGTGATATATGGTTCAAGCCAAGCCGCACCTGCGTTTTTGTTCTTCTTTTGAAAATGATACTCAGGGTGATAATACAGACGTCTTGCCTGCGGAGATTCTGATGTTACCAAACTTGCTCCATTTTCGTCAGCGTGAACAAAAGTATGATCATTTTGCATAATGCCTGTATCGAACGGCATTGTCTGAGCACTTACAAGGTCTGTCCTCACCTGCTCCATAGCCACCTCAGCGGACTTCACAGCAGCGTCTTCGATAGCTTTTATTGCCTGCACATCAAGCTTTATTTCAATGCCCATTATATCAGCTCCAATCTTGTGTAATTCACCCTGCCGTCAGGGTCTTTGGCTTTCTCAGAGCCATATATTTTGTACGTCCTGCCGCCTATGGCCGCATAGCCCTCTATAACAGCGTTATCAGGGGCGATATCTCCGCAGAAAAGAGCCTCGCCCGACAAGGTTATAAGCTGTTTCTCTGTGGATAATTTCTGCCTTGACTTCTCAGAGTGAAAGCATTTGCCCTCAAATATGACCGTCTGCTTCTTTGAGCCGTCACGATTAAGTCCGTCCGTTCGATAGACCTTGCAGGGCGTTTTGCATACCCTTTCAGGTACAAGCTGAGGAAACTTCATCACATCAGCCCCCTGTAACATAGTCCTGTCTGCATAAGCACATTGTAGACCTGACGTGTTGTGATAACGCCGTCAAGAGATACCACCTTTGACTTATCGAATGACATTGAAACTCCGCTTATGCTGTAAGCGCTCAGAGGACTTTCTAACAGCTCCGAATTGTCATAGATGAATTTCATCTGCAAGGCTGTGGAACGCTTTATACGCTCTCTCTGAAAGTCTGTAAAGCTGTCAATGCCCTCTGCTGTTATGCGGTTGAAAGTCAGCGTGTCGATATCGCTTTCAGCTCTTTGCCGAATAGCCGAGAACTGTTCTTCGGAGATATCACACTCAGGACAGATATTGCAAAACTCAGTAGAGGTGAGGTACATATCCCTCACCCCTTACTCGCTGTACTCTGCTGTGTCAACGTCAGCGTAAATGCTGTCTATCTTTCCGTCCTTGCCGTTTGGGAAAGTGAAAACATCTGAGAACGCTCTGTTCTGATAGAGCCAGCCGTCACCCTCTGTGTGTCCGCCCGGAGCAAAGCTGTAAATGCTGTTGATCTTAGGCACTATCTTTGTGGTCTCAGGTGTTGCGATAAGAACATTTATCTTGTGCGAGCCTGCGACCTTTTCATAGTATGTATCAAGTGCAGACTTGCTCGGTGTGCCTGATACCTTAGTGTAAGAGCCGCTTGATTCGGTGTAATACTCCTTGCCGCTCACGATATCGGTATCAGCGGTCTTTACATAGCTTGCAGTGCATGGCTCAAAGCCGCCGTCCTCAGGGTCAAAGTTGAAGCGGTCATAGAAACGCTCATCATCAATGACCTCCATGATAGGCACTCCGTCAATGTCGGTCACTCTTGTTCTAAGACCAAGTCCTCCCTCTGCGATCTGTGTCATTTCGATTTTTCTCGTGAACTTGTCAGACTGCTCAAGCAGGTCCATAATTGTGGAAGTCACATACATAATGAGCGAGCCGTTAGACTTATATCTTCTCAGCTTGCCTGATGAAAGAAAGCCTTTGAGCTTATCGAACACGTTACCCTTTGTGTATGATGAAGCGGCTGTTGATGAGTGATAGCCCTCAAGTCCTGCCGCTCTCTGAGCTGTCTTTGAGAAGAACAGAGCGTCCGTTTCTGGAGCAGACTGTGTTTTCTCGAATACCTCTGAGATATTCTTGATAGACGCTGATGAATTCGTTTCGTCAACGTCAGCCTTATCCACAAGAAACTCAACATCACGGTCGTGTGTAAGAGTGAAAGGCACGTCCGTCTGAACATACTTACCTGTGTTCCAACCGCCGTTTCTGTTGTGGCTCTTGTAGCCTGATGTTGACATCTGTGTGAAGTGGAAAGTCTTTGCGTCAAGCCACCTAACGTTCTGTGTGATGAACGGACTTGAAAGTGTTTCCTGGATCCTTATCTCCAAGAGTTCGGGGTTCCATACTTCTGCATAATTAAGATTTGGCATGATTCATTCCTCCTGTTTTTACTTGAATTTGTTCCAGCGTTTCTGCGCTGTTGGTTTGCTCTGTGGCTTCTTTTCATCAGTATCCGAAGATCCTGCACCGACCTTGAAACCGCCCTGCTTTTTGCCGTCGGACTTTTTGCCACCCTCGCCTTTCATGTCTGGATACTTCTTCACAACCGCAGAAAGGGCGGCGTTGATATCCTGCTGACTGCCGTTTCTCACATAGCTTTCAGCCACCGCAACAGCGTCCTCGATACAGTCGGGCTTGATACCAAGCTGCATAGCGGCTATCTGAGTTTTGAGCCTGAGTATCTCCTGGTCTTTTTCGTCAGGTGCGTTCTCAGCATTGTCCTGCTTGTCGGACTTATCCTCGTTTGGCTGTTCCTGCTTATCTTCCGCAGGCTTGTCGGCACCCTCACCGTTCTCGTCAGCCTGACTATCGTCCACCGCAGGCTGTTCCTTGTCGGCAGAGTTCTCATCTGCCTTGTCCGCAGGCTTTTCCTCAGCCTTTGGCTCGTCCTTTTTCTCCTCGTGAGTATCGGGAGTTTTCTTCTCCTCCTCATCAGGGAGTTTCTTTTTCTCGTCCATTTTCTGACCTCGCTTTCTTAAATTTGTGTATGAAAAAAGCACCCGTTAAGGTGCTTAGTTCCGATGTTTGATTAGTCTATTGTCTGCCAATCTTCCGACAACATATCTGCTTGACTTGCAAGCCAGCCAAGTTGTACGCCAGAAGTTCCCACAAACGCTAATGCTTTATTGCCCATATCCTTATGGTCTACATTTGTCACAGTACCATTAGGTGATTTATAACTAACATTAGTGGCAAGCTCAACATACTGTCCTTTGCCGTTCCAGCCTTTTCTTGCTATTTTCTTACCTCTCTTTGCTTCTTCAATCGCCTGTCCGAAATTCATATTTATCCGTCCTTTCTGTTTTTGGGTATAAAAATACCGCCCGACCTTAGTCAAGCGGTATTAATCTTCGTCTTGGTCTTCACAAACAAGTGGTACATCATCCCAGCTTGTAAGTTTTTTATTTTCTTCTTCTGCGGAAATGCACGCTTTTTCTCGTTCTTCGGGAGAAAGTCCACTATCTATATAATGTCCATGCTTAAAAGCCATTATCTTTCACTCCATTCTATTCCATAGTCACGTTGATATTGCTTTAGCGTTTCAACTATTGCTTCATATTCATTATATCCCCTTGAACGATTTTTGTCAACTATATTATCAAAAGAATTTGCTAAAAACGGAGTATTTCCAGCTTTGTATGTAAACACACGTCCGTTATGGGTAACAACAACTCCAAGCTTATATTTTCTGCTGCCATTTGAAACTAAATCACTACCTGTCGGCGGATTATTCGTTGGGTGATTGTGTATAGAGATTAAACTATATGGTGGATTATGTTCCACTGCCTTATTCAAACTATTATTATACTCAACTCCATTTTCAGACAAAGATTTTGACTGCCGACCCTCTATATTTCCTGTTTCAGCATTTATCAAAGTAAGATCTTCGCCGTATGTGCCATTTCTATGAGTTAGCTGTGCAACTGCCTGAGAATGCAGTTGTTTATCAACGTTTGGATTGCCTGTTATCCCGTTAAATTTTTGCTTGTATTCATCAGAATTTATGTATTTTAAATCAACTGTATTTTCACCAGTAACAGAACTCAACCTGCCTGACTTGCCACTTTCCGCAGATTTGTCAACACCACTGCCATAATACTTCTCCCTGTCATAATCCCTATGCAGCACCTCATTATGCTCCTCCACAAACACCTTCAATTCGTGCTGAGCTTGCCTGAGTTTTCGGCGGTATTCCTTTGCGGTATCAGGGTCGCAAGTGCCTGCTGCAAAGCGTTTTAACTTGCGGACTTTCCGCTCCATTGCACGCTGTTTCTGTTCAAGCTCTCGCTGCTCTTTTATCTTCTCCGCCGGTATCGGCTCAGGTATCTGCGTTCTGCCGTGTATATACTGCGTCATTGTGTGACGGCAGTTGGGGTGAAAAAGCCCGTTCTTTACGGCGTATGACAGCAGCCAAAACCACTCGCCGCAGTAATTTGACTTGCCTTGAAATTCGTCCTTTTCCCCCTCCCATACCGTGAACACATCATCTATGTATACTTGACCTTGCCAAGGCTCACAGGTCTTTGAACAGCCGCCGTACTGCGACACAAGCACCGTATCATACCCAAGCTCTGCAAAGCGTTTCGCCGCACCCTGCAATGCCGCCCTTGTGGAAGTTGTCCGCAGAGCCATTCGCACATAGTCGGCAATGTTCACTCGCTTGCCGTCTGAATACACGATACAGTTTATGCCCTTGTCAAGGAAGTCCCTTGTGGCAAGGTCTATAGCCTCGTTAAGCGTCATAGAGCCTGTTCCCATTGCAAGCTGTACCCTATTCAAAGTCTGCCTGTAAATATCGTCTGTCATTCGCAGAGCGGCTGTTTCAGCGGTCTTTTCAAGGGTGGTGACGTCTTCCATAAGCTTTGCCATTTTCTTTTCGTTCACGCCAAAGAAATGCTTGTCGGGGATAGGTGTTATAGGCTCGTCAGAAAGCTCCTGGGCACTCCTTTGTGCCTGCTGCTGACCCTCTTGAAACTGCTCCGTCATAAGCTGCCTTGTCTGATCGTCGATAACCTCAACGTACTCGTTCATAATGTCGAGGTTTTCACGGCGGAAGTTCTCCATATTTTTCAGTTTCTCAGCCTGCCAAGCAGACCATTCAAAGCCGTAACGCTGTTCCTCCGCCTTGTGCCTTTTGAGATTGCGTTTCAGTGAAGATATGAGCCTTAGCTCTATCTCCTCAAATATTTTGGCTATGTCCTTAAAATTAAGCGTACTCATCACCTACCGCAGTAGGCTCACCCTCTGTAAGCCCCTTTTCCTGCATTATCCGCTTGACCTCTGCGGCTTTCCAATCTTCCTCTTTAGAACTGCCCCACAGCTCCTCCACCTGCGTTTCAACTGACATAATGCCGTAGGTGCTTGCCTTGCCCACAGTTTCAACTCTGCTGTCAAAGTCAGGTGCGCCATACTCGCCGAAGTCAACTGTCACCTCATAAGTTTCAGGGGCTTTGCCCTGCATATTGTCATAGGTCATAAGCACTGCAGAAACAAGCTGCGGCAGAGCCTTTTCAAGAGCCGTTGTGATAGTATTTCGGGTGTTGCCTGTGACGTCTTTCTTCTCTCGCTGAGCGTCAGCACTCGACATCTTGCCAACGTCTATGCCCAGCGTGGCAGGTGATACAAGCCCTTGCAGACACATAAGCAGGCAATTCGTATAGCTTGCCACAAACGCTTCATACTTGATATCAGGCTGAACTACTTCTATCTTAGGCGCTGCACCCTCTGCCGAAAGCGGTGGATCAATGCTTATGTAACTGTTGCCGAACTGGTTAGGCGCTTTAAGCTTACCGCTTGCAGGATCTCTAGGTATCATGCTTTCGGGGATATACTGCTTTACCCTGCCTGCTCTGATAGCGTCCCACCATTGTGAGATCACCTCGTCCAAAGCGTCAAAGCAATCAGACTTACCGCCGTCAAAAATGCTCTTGCCCCTGTTCGGATACTTTCGTGATGAAAAGAATTTCAGCGGCACAGCCATTATATAGTCGCCCTCAAACTCAGTTCGGGGCGGTATCTGTGCAAGACAAGGCACGTTGTCCAAGCCGACCTCGTGACCGTTATCATCATACAGACGGCTCTCAATATAGCCTTTGCCGTAATGCTCTTCAAGGTGAAATCTCTTTGAGCCTGCATAATGCACAGAATGAAAAATGACCTCGTTCAGCAGACCTCGTACAAAGTTATACTCTAACTTGTCAGCACCGATAAACTCGACTATTGGCGTATCAGAAAGCTCAGTATCCACCGATATCTTGAAAGCTCCGTCGCCGTCAACAAGGGCGGTAACTATCGCCTTGCCTGTAAGCTCTGTGAAGTCTATATGCTCGAAAATATTCTCAAAGTCAGCCTTTGCTTTGTCCCCTGTGACCTTGATATCGTCCATATCAGAATAGACAATGTATGAAAGCGTATCGGCGATTATTGCAGGCAGACCGCTATGTATCTTGCGTATCTTTTCATTCTCAGGGACGCTGCTCCAGAATGAATTTGTGCCTAAGTTAAGCTGACCAAAGAACTGTGAAAGCTCTGCGGCGTCACCACGATACCAAAGCTGTGACCTTATCACATCTGTCATAAAACCTGTTTTCTCTGTGATAGTTATACTGTATTCGGGTGCAGGCTGGATATCAAGCCAGTTTCTTATCATATTTTTCACCTTGCTTCCTATGCTGAATTTAGTCAATCTTCACACTTCCTATCTTGTCACGATACGGGAGCCAAGCATACTGACAGGAATTGATAAGGTGGTCGTTGCCGTCCTCCGGCTCAGCCTTATCCTCTTTCCAACTGTATATGTTAAGCTCGTCTGCGTACTCCTTGCAATGCTCAAGGATATAAAAATCACCTGCCGCCAGCCAAGCTGACTGCAAGTGTATTCGGTCGATTATTTTCGTTTTCTTGAATGCTGGGATAAAGTTATATATGCTGCCTGTGAGCCGTCCGAACTTCTGACATTCAAGTATGGTCGCCTGATCTGCGCTGTCGATATATACATCTCGTGCAAAGCCCCACGTTCTGCGGTTTTTCTCCAAGAACGCCGTGAATATTTTCGGTATGTCGGAGGGCGTGAGCGGCACTTGTCTGTCACGATTGTTATACACTTCCTCATCAAGGGTAACGCACTTCCTGTCAGCCGTTATGCCCACAAAGGTGAACGCTATGGTATCAGGTGAGGATTGGGAGTAAGCAGTGTCAAGCCCGGCTGAGAAGTACACATAATTGAAAGCTTTCGCCTGCTCTGCTGTCAAGATATTTCGCTTTTGCAGGTCAAACACAAGCCCTGTTGCACGTCCTCTCAGACCGAGTATCTTGTTCTTATACAGCTTTGTGCCTTTCGGAGCGGCAGCCATTTTCCGTTTGATATCCTCATCAGTAAGTGAAAGATTATCACGAAAAGTAAAGAACCAATACCGCCAATTGGGTACAGGTTCTTCTGTAAGCTCTTTCATTATCTCCGCAGGCACGTCACAGGCATATTTCTTATACGGACGTGAGCGGTTGACAAACTCTTTGTACACAGGTAGCGAGGGGTCGTCAGGGTTGAGGGTCGCCATAAGGTAATCGTTACGGGTAGACATCTCACGGACAAACTCGATATCAGCGGTATTTATCTCGTCGATATACACGCAGCCGAACTGAGCGCCCAGCACCATTTCCCACTTATCCTTGTTGTCATATCCCAGAACATAGATTATCTTGCCCTCAAACTTGATATGCGGCAGCTTGTAGTCCTTATCACCGTTGCCGAAGTACCGAGCATTGGTGTGCAGGTCAAGAATGCCGTTATCCTGCTGAATGATAGTTTCCTCAGCCTTTCCCGTAGTCTTAGCGGCAATGACGTGAAGCTTTTTCCTGCTTGCCGACACCATACGCATGAACTTTATGCCTGCGCCCACAGTTGTTTTGCCGCTTGCGGTAGTCCCCTCAAGGAAGTCCGCAGACACACCCCGAACGCTGTTGATGAAGTCCATATACTTCTGTGACAGGGGAAACTTACTCGTCAAGCCCCTCACCGCCTATCTGAGCAAAAACGTCCGAAAGCTTTTCAGAGGTCTTGACCTCCGCCTGTATCTTAGCCACATACTCCCCTGTCATTTTGTTGAGGGTATCGACGGCTCTGATACGATCAGCAGGGTCATTCTTGCCGTCCTTTGCGATATCAGACAAGAGTGCCTGACGTTCCTTAGCGGTCATTATACGCTCGTCCTGAGCTTTCTCGGACAGCACACGGATATACTCCGCAACACTAGGATTATCTAGGATTTTGCAGGCGTCAGCTTTCGCATACTTCTCGCTGTATCCTGCCTTTATAGCACTCTGAACGGTGTTGCCGCTCTGAGCATAGTATTCTGCAAATTTCTTTTGCCGTGCTGTCATGAGGGCACCGTCCTTTCTGAGATTTTGATATAAAAAAGAACTGCCACATTGTTGTAGCAGTTCGTAAGATTATTTTTTGTCAATGATATAATTTAATTCATCAGCAGATAAGTTCGTTGAATAAATACCTTTTTCTTTATCCTTTGTAACTTCATAAAATCTTTCAAGCATTTCTTCATACCTAGGCAATATGTTCCAATGGCTATTAAACTCACAATTTTCAAATTCCTCAAACTTGTGATTATTTTTCACAAGCCATTTAGCGTAAACATAATGTTCTGTTTCTTCATTTCCGTCAAAGCCTCTGAACATATAGTCTTCACGATCTAGGCCTGTCACATCTTCAAGATTGTCAAAAGAGAAGACCATACGTCTAAACATACCTAAAATTTCATACACTTTTTCGGAAACTGATTGTGGCACTTCAAACAACGACGGACCTATATCGTCATATTCATATTCAAACCCCTGTGCGAGAATATCTTGATATATCTCATATTGTTCAGCGCTATCAGTGTCAAGGCGTTTAAGTATCTCATACTGATTAAAAAGTATTATTCTGTCTTTTCTGCTAAGTTCCATTTTAGAACCTCCTTTTGTTCATTTTCTATATATTAGCATATAAAGCATAAAATATCAAGGTTATAAACAAAAATTCTCCCTACTGCACAAAATCATTTTGACTTTTTTATGCATTACTTCAAGTTTTCGACATTTATGAACTTTTTACGACACAACGCAAAAGCGACCGCAAAAAGCAGCCGCCCTTGTGAAAATATTATAAGGAGTTTTGTAAATGGTGGAGCAAATCTGAGCGGTGGCTCGCTCTCGACCTGCATAAGCCCCTTACGGGGCTTAGAAAATTGGAGGTGACTTCAATGAAAGTACAAGTCTGAGGTACATCTACACTTTCCTCAGTTTAAATTATAACATAGGCAAAACGAACAGAGCGAACAAGTTTAAGCATTTTGCAAAAATCTTTTGACCGCCATTCTACAGCCGTCCGCTGTACCTCCGACCCTGTGTCCTATCTGTATCCAAGTCAAGCCTTTTACAAACCTGAGTACAAATATCTTTCTCATCTGTCTATCTCCTATCCCCTTGATAAACTCCTCCACAGTACTCTGCTCACGCTCTAATCGTGCCTGTTCGCACAGCAGTGAAAGTGTATCGCCACTTGGCAGAAAGCCGTCTATGCGTGTGCTGTGTGGTGTATAGGACGGCGGCGTGCATACGCTGATACTGTCGGCAACGTACTTGCCTGAAAGCTCTGCCTTGATATCCTCAATGGCTGAGGCGTTCCTGCGGTAGGCTTTCAGGCGTGACATGGTCATTGGGTCGTTTCTTTCCATAGACTATCCCTCCTCAATATCCAACAAGCTAAGCTGGTTATTTTTCATATCAAATACTCTGTCACGCCATTCAACGCCGATATAGTCGAGAACTCTTCCCCAGCCGTACTTTGTGCCGTCAGCATCTTCACAACACTTGTTCATCCAGAAGTCCCACTCTTTTTCATTCCTCTCACGAAGCCTGTCAAAGCGGTGAGGGCGCTGTTCGATGTGTATTCCAAAGCCACACATCGAACAACCTGTACGCTGAGCTTTTGTTGTGCAAAGCTTTCCGTCAAAGTCACGTTTTATCTCGCCATAGATTGTAGGCACAGGCACATTCAGGTCAAGTGCAAGTTGTAGCAAGTCCTGCCTTGTAAATATGGCAAATGGCGCTGAACGTATCGTGCTTTTGCCAAAGTAATTGCAGCCGTTAAGCATTAGCGATTTTTCACGTCTGCCACCCTCGCTTGCCATAAGTCCTAAGAACGGCACGCTCTTGTGTTGCTTTGCCCAATCATCACACGGTTTTTCTTTCATCCAGAAGCAGCATTGTGATGATACCTTAAACGGCGGTATCTTGTAGTCAACGCCCTCGTTTTCATTTTCGTAACCGCCAAACAGTTCAAGCCAGCGCTGAGAAAGCTGCATTCTTGTATGCTTGCGAAAACCGCCATACTCTCCCGTTTCACCCGTTATGATAGCGTGACGAACTGTCTTGTTCTTGTCCGTAGGGTGTGCAAGCAGTTCTATTTTTGCGGCTGTTTCTTTTGATAGTACAGGAAAACCATATTCCCGTATGATATCTATTTTTGACTTGTATGGGCTTAACTTTATCACTCCAAGTTGCTCGTGTATCTGCTGAATAGATTTGTCTTCAAGACTAGATACCGATACACCTGGAACATAACTGAAACCACAGTAATCATGTATAAATTTCAAAAGCGTTATGCTGTCAAGTCCGCCTACCGATATGTGCGTATTCAGATTTCTTTTGTCACATTCACGAATGAACTCCCTTACTCTGACCTCAGCGTATTTGACCTTGAACTCATACGGCATTTTCTGCTTAGTTTGGAAAGCTGCTATCTTCTGTTCATTGTCTTTGGTACGCTCCTCATAGCTTTTCACTTTTATCCCTCCTCAAATCTCGGACATTCCGTCACAGTGTATGAATGCAACATACCGCCCTTTTGCACTTCATATATTCTGTGCTGACACGTCCTCCAACCCTCAACAGGTCTGCGGTCTATGGACCATGCACAGCCTGTGAGGTATTCTCCTGTTATCTTATCCTTTGTCGGTACTGCGTGGCGACAGTGCCAGCAGAGGGTGTGGTCAGTGTGTTTCATTCTCACACCTCAACTCTTCCAGCCTACAATACACCAACGTGTTGCCACAAGTCTTGTCAGCGATCTCTGCCTGATAGAAGAACTGACCTGTCTTACTGCTCTTGCGGATAATGCACCCTGTCAGTTCGTAGCAATCGGAGCCGTTGTAGCTCACCCTGCGTCCGAGATTTTTCTTTACTTCGTGTATCGTCATAGCTCCTCTATCCTCACATAAATGCCAGGTATGTCCGCCCAAAACTTCTCGCATATCTCGCTCGCCACAAGCTGGTCGTCTGTCCAGAAGTCAAGCTTTGTCATACAGTCCTTGAACATCTTCTGCAAGTTATCCGTGTCAGGCTTGCTGATCTTGTACTCTCCATCCTTGTGTTTGCCGTCATTTGGAAACAGCCACTTTGTTATGAGCCGTATCCCACAGATGTATTTTTCAGGCGGTCTGTGCCTTGCAAGATTTGCCGTGAGCTTTTCTTTTGCCGCTTTTACTTCAGGTGGGTCATAAAATATCGGCTTGCCATTTCTCACAGCCACCTTGTGTTCCTGCGCCGTAGCTGTCGGCGGTATCATTGCCATAAAAAATTCAGTCATCATCTTCCTCCTCGCATTTGAAATCTACTCCGTGCCACTTGTGTGACTTGTCATCATACACCAATGCTCCCGACTGTTTGACCATATCCCAAATGTATTTGAGTACCTGCGGCTGTTTCACGAGCCACCAAAGCGTGCGTGATTTTCGATAGTCGAAATCTTCATTAGGCAGCTTATGAAAAAGCGGTGGCATTTTCTTAGCTGCATTAACAACGTCTTGCCTTGCCTTACTTCTTGTTGCTTTCATCTGCGTGTGCTCCTCTCGTGCGTCATTATTCTGATTACTTTTTCGTCGGGGCAGTTTCAAGCCCCCGACAAAAAGTATTGTTTATAATAATAGATTTGTCTGTCCGTCCGACAAACTCGGTAATTTTCGATATTGTCCGACAAGTAAAAAGCTCGATTTTTGTCCCTGACACTTTTCGATTTTTTCCTGTCTGTCTAAAGTTCAAAAATTCGATTTTGTCTTGTCTGTCTATTGAGCTTTTAAGCCGCATTCTCCCTCTTCTATCCAAAAGCCACCATGCTCTTTGAGGTATCTTCCAACGGTTTTTTCGCTCTTTCCTATGTACTCCGCCAGCTCAGAAATGCGGCACTTGCCGTTCTCCTGCACACCGCTGAAAGCTGTTTCAATGCTCTCCTTGCGCTCCTTGCTGCGGTCTTCATTGGTCTTTTTCTTGCTGAAATTCTTTTTCCAGTTCGGTGTGATGTCCTCTACCTCGCAGTCTTTAAGCACGCCCACGGTATCCTCTCTGTGAGCAGGATAATCAAACCACATATTAAGGGGAGCAAATTTCGGGAACTCTCTCAGAGTACCCTCTATACGCCATGCCGTGCGGTTTCTTACCGCAAGCTTAGCCTTGTCTATGTCGGCCATCATAAGCTTGTATGAGTTCGGGTGCAGGTACTTGTGCGTTATCTCAAGCATTTTTGACGGCGTAACAAGATCGTCCTGTGAACAAAGGTCATCAGTATTTCTGTAAAATCTCCTCATCCAGTTCTCACAGATACGGCAAACAGTTTCGTCCTCCTGCTGCTTGTAAAGGCTGTCTGAAATGTCAAGCTCTGAAAGGTCAAGAAGTGCGTCAGGGTCACGGGCGAATACTCCTGAACCGCTGGCTCTGTCCATTGAACGCTTGCCGCCCTGTGCTCCCTTTGAGTGGTGGTGGCAGTATATGACCGCACAGCCAAGCTCCGTGCATACCTTGTCGAACTGGTTGCAGAAGTGCGCCATTTGGTCTGCTGAGTTCTCGTCGCCTGTTATGACCTTGTAGATAGGGTCGATTATCACGGCAATGTAATTCTTCTTGCTTGCTCGGCGTATAAGCTTTGGTGCAAGCTTGTCCATTGGTACGCTGTGACCTCTCAGATTCCATATGTCTATGCTGCTGAGGTTTTCAGGCTCTAGGTGCATTGCGGTGTACACGTCCTTGAAGCGGTGCAGACAAGATGCTCTGTCAAGCTCTAGGTTGACGTATAGTATCTTGCCTTTGGTGCATTGCCAGCCAAACCACTTGACACCCTCAGCTATCGCCACGCACATCTCGATAAGTGCATAAGACTTGCCTGCCTTTGACGGACCTGCAATGAGCATTTTGTGACCCTGTCTGAGAACACCGTCAATAAGTGGTGGTGCAAGCTCAGGCAGGTTATCCCACTCAGCACTCAGGCTCTCAGGGTCGGGGAGATCATCATTGATACTCTCTATGTAATCTTTCCATTCCGAAAAGCTTTCTTTGCCTATGTTCTTGTCAATGATGAACTGTTTCTTGCCGTTTCTCATTACGCCTGGCATACGGCTAAGACGTGAGGGATTGCGGTTTTGTTTATCTATGTCAAGACCGCTTTCTTTGCAGACCTTGTAAAGAAAATCAACACGCCTGCGGTATTCATCATAGTTTGGAGCGTCTATCTTGACGATAGCGTGAACGCTCTTTCCACCGCTGTATACAAGCACAGCGATAGGAAGTTCAAGCTCTCTCATCACAGCATTCTGCTGTTCTATAGGCATAGAGTCGCTTTCAACAAGAGCATAGCGGTAGTCTGTTACATTCTCGTTCTTTACGCCCTTGCCGTCAAGAGGATTGAATCGGATCCACGCTCCGGCTTCTTCCTTGTAGTCGCCAAACACCGCACCAATGTCGCCGTTACATTCGCCAAGCCTCTTGATAAGCTCCCCTGCCGTCCTGTCACAGCAGCCCTTTGTGGGCAGATACTTGGTCTTGCCGTCCTTTTCTGTTTCCCACGTTTGCGTAACATAGCCCACGTTCTCTCCTGCCTCAAAGAGTGTTTCAAGATATGTGACTATCTCCTTGACAGGATCCCATTGGGCAGGCTCGGTGATCGGTATGCCCTCACCGCCGTTTACAAGGGGACTGCTTTCTTCTGCAACTATCTCGCCGTCCCAATCGTATGCCTTAAACTCATGAGGGCTGTATCCTCTTTCCTTTGCCATTTGCACGATAGTTCCTGCGGTCACAGGCTGAGCATTGCCGTTAAAGCCTTGCCACTTGTGTTCACACTCACCGCTGTGATAACGGCTGTCTGACCTCGACCAACTGTCCCAGTCGTTCACGGAATAGCCCTCGTGCTTGAGAGCCATTCCCACGTTGACCCATTCCTGATAATCACAGCTTGCAGGGTCTATGTATTCAAGCATTTTAAGCAAATTTGTGTTATCCATTCACTTCTCCTTAGTTCTCAGGTGTGTATGTTTTCGGGTCGATATCTCTCGGCACTCTCCAACCATTGGCAGAGATACGGGCTATCATCTTGCTTGCACTGTCAAAGCTCCAAGAGCCAACGTGCTCAAAGCCCTTGCTTTCCAGCAGCCTTATCTGCTTAGGCGTGGTAAGTCCTGCATTGCGGCGCTTTTCAAGTCGGTCAAGGATAAGCTTTGCCTTGCCTGCGTTGTCTATATCGTCAGGGAAAATGCCCAGCTTTTCAAGCTTTGCTTTCTGCTTGTCGGTAGCAGGAGCACACTCCCAGCCAAAGGCAGGAACATATGAGGACAAGTCCTCAGCCTGTATTGACATTTCATACTGTAAAGGGTCAACAAGCTTTCGCTTGCGTGTTTTCATTTCTTTGAGCTGTTTTGCCAAAGACTCTTCACGCTGTGCCACAACGTCCTCGCTTGCCTGTTTTTCTGCCTCTTCAATGTCTACTGCACAGCCTGCCTCATTGGCAAGGTTTTCGGTCATTTTCTCAGCGACCTCTTCATTCTGACAAATAAGGTGTGCAGGTCTGCAAAGCTCGTGGCGTTCTGTGTGCCATAGGAAATCAAGCAGCAAAAGCTCTGTCTTTCCCTCGCAGAGCCTTGTGCCTCTGCCTACCATTTGACAGTAAAGCCCACGCACTTTTGTTGGTCTTAGCACGATAACGCAGTCAACTGACGGACAGTCCCAGCCCTCTGTGAGGAGCATTGAGTTGCACAGCACGTTGTATTCGCCCTTGTCGAAAGCTTCAAGTATCTCCGCTCTATCTGTGCTTTCTCCGTTGACCTCAGCGGCGTTGAACCCTTTGCTGATAAGGATATCACGGAACTTCTGAGAGGTCTTGACAAGCGGCAGGAACACAACTGTCTTGCGTTCTTTGCAGTATTTGAGCATTTCATCAGCTATCTGATAAAGATATGGGTCAAGTGCCGTGTCGATATCACTTGCCTTGAAATCTCCTGCCTGAGTTGATACTCCTGAAAGGTCAAGTTTCAGCGGTATGGTGATAGCCTTGATAGGTGAAAGATAGCCCTCTTTGATAGCCTGCGGCAGGGTGTATTCATATGCAAGGCTGTCGAACACCGAGCCTAAGTTCTTCATGTCGCCCCTGTCAGGTGTAGCCGTTACCCCAAGCACCTGAGCCTTTTGAAAATGGTCAAGCACTCTCTGATAGCCGTCTGAGATAGCGTGATGAGCCTCGTCAATGATAATGGTATTGAAGTAATTTTCCGAAAAGCCTTTGAGCCTTTTCTCACGCATAAGGGTCTGAACTGAGCCTACTACTACACGATACCAAGAGCCTAAACAACTTTGTTTTGCTTTCTCGGTGGCACAGCCAAGCCCTGTTGACTTCATAAGCTTGTCCGCCGCCTGGTCGAGCAGCTCGCCCCTGTGGGCAAGGATAAGCACACGCTTACCCTGCCGCACACATTCTTCCGTAACAGCCGAGAAAAGTATTGTCTTTCCCGTTCCTGTCGGCAGAACTGCAAGGACTTTGTTTATTCCCTCAGACCATTGTTCGAGTATAGCAAGCTTAGCCTCGTTTTGATATGGTCTTAAATTCATCATCAGAACGCACCGGCTTTCCAGCCCCCTGTCTGAGCAGGCTGACTATACTGCGGTGTCTGCGTCTGAGCAGGCTGAACGGTAGTCACATTCTCGTCATAGGCATAGAGCTTCTTTATCTTGTTGGACTGCCTGTCCTCGCCGTCCTTGTTCTTGTAGTTGTCAACGTAGACGTGACACTTGCCCTTTTTGCCTGTGATAGCGTTCCAGTTCATTTTCAGCGGCTCGCCGTGTTTTTTCAGACCGAGAGCCAGGAAAAGTGCTGAGAGTTTCCACTCAAACTTGTTGCAGAGGAAGAAGTTTTCTGTTATCTCCACGCTGTCCTCTGCACCCCAAATGGTGAATGTGACCTTTGCCATATTGCAGGGCGGCACTTTTGCCGACCCCTCGTGTCTTGCACGTTCGTACTTTGCAACGGTGAAGTCATAGTCCCCCTCAGGGAGCAGGACAAAGTCCCCACCCTCGTTGACTATCTCATCCTCCCAGCCGTATTCCATAAAATTATCCATAGTGTTGTCCTCCTTTTAAAATGGTACTTTCTGATTTTCTCTGATAAGCGGTAGCATTTGCTCCCAAGCACCTATCAGACAGCCCTGCACAAAGTCGTCAGGATAGTTTGTGATAGGAGTATCATAAGGAAAATAGTTTCTCTGAGATACCACAAGACGTATATCCGATTCGCTTACGTTGTTGGCTCTCATAAGGTCCGCAAGTGCTTTCGGTATGCCCTCAGGGATAACGATAGGTGGTGCAACGTCCTCAAAGCCGCTGAGATCAGTAAGAGGCTCGTCCGATTTTTGTGTGGCAGTCTGTGCGGTCTGTGTAGGCTGTGCTGTCTGAACTGTCGGCGCAGGCACAGGCTTAGGCATTTCAGCAGGCTGTGTATACGCAAACAAGTGAGCTATGCCACTATACTCAAAAGGCATTTCAGACGGAAGTCCGTCACGGTTCTTAGCGTCCCAGCAAGGGTGATGTGTGGTGTACATAACACGGTCGCCGCCCTGAGCCTTGAACTTCTTTCCGTCCTTATCTACAGCGACGGCATATGTTTTGTAGTTCGCAAACAGCACCATATCAGCCCATTCTTTCACAAGAGGCGATATCTGAGAAGAAGTTTTCTTGCCGAGCTTTAACTCCCAACGGTCATAAGCACCAAGCTCGTCAGGCTGTTCAAACTTTCTCATCTGAGCGTGAGCCGTAAGCACAACGTTGATACCGCTGTCAACTACCTCCTGCAAGAGATTAAGAAACTTGCCTATCTCCTCTTTCTCGTAAACATATCCGTTGCCGTAGCCGAAATCTTCAATGCCTTTTTTCTGATGTGCCGAGCAGATAGTTTCAATGCAAAGCTGTTCAGCCCAATCAAATGTATCAATGACAAGGGTCTTGCAGAGCCTGCCGTTCATAGCTTCCTTTACCTCATTTTTGAGCATTTCCCAGCTTGACGGCTTAGGGAAACGTCTGATGTTCAGCTTCTTTGTGCTGCCCTCTGTATCAATAAATACAGGGTCGGGGAACTGAGCCGCAAAGGTGGATTTGCCTATGCCCTCAGGACCATATATCACGACTTTCTGTGCGGAGCTTACAACTCCTGATGTTATCTCATACATTAAAATGCACCTGCTTTCCAAGTTTTTGTTTCTGATTTTTCTTCCTTTTCGTTGTCCATTGACCTGCCGTCCTCGATAATGATACTGCACTCGTCACCTGTGGAAACTCTTGTGGCTATCGCCTGCAAGCCCTGTGCTTCAAGCCACTTGCCGAAGTCATCAAGGGTGTCGGTATCCATTTGTTCAAGCTTGTCCAGCAGGACAAAGCCGCAGTCAGGGTTGAGCTTTCTCACGATAGAGGTAGCGACGATAAGCTGTTCAGCACCGCTGATACTGTCCCACTTATGCCCGTTATACAGCAGTTCTCCGTCCTCAACTGAAAGCCCCTCAAGGGGCAGGTCGGCACTGCCCAGCAGGTCAGTTTTAGCCTGCCTTACCTCCTCTATCTGCTCAGTGAGATATGTATACTGTGAACGGTAGTCCTCAGCGTCTATCTCAGCTTTCTCCCTGTCGAGATTTGCTCTTATCTTCTTGTTCAGCTCCTCGATATCTGAGATGTTCTTTTCAAGCTCCGCTGTGCTTTCGTCCACAAGGTCTTGTGCGTCAAGGCTTGCAAGCTTGAAGTTGTTCACTGCCGCTTCATAGCTTGCTTTTGCACGTTCATAGGCGGACTTAGCAAGTTCCAACTGCTTTTCGTAGTATTTTTTCTGATCACGCTTACGCTGATTTTCACCGTTGCGAGCAAGTATATCCTGCTGCTGTCTAATAAGCTCCGAAGCTGAAACAGGCTCGGCAGGGACGTTTGCATACACGGGCATTTCCTTTGCGAACTTAGACTTCTGGTCAGCTATCCTGCCGATAGCGGTACGCTGGTCATAGAGGGAATGTTCCTTATGCTCAAGCTGATAGAGCGTATCACCCACTCCTATTATTTTCAGCAGAGTTGAAGCTTTTTCCTTGCTTGACTGATTTATGAACTTAGGCAGGTCAAGTGCGAACTGCTCAACGAAGCTGTTCAAAAGCTGCTGACCGCCTTTTTTACCTGTGCTGTCGGTGACTTTGAGAGAGCTGTTCTTACCCGAACGCTCCACTACTATACCGTTGTCGAGGGTGATCTTCAAGTGCGGTTCGACAACAGACCCCTCACGCTGAGGAGAGGACGGCTTATACTTATCTCCCCCAAGCGCCCAAGCGATAGCGTCAAGCACAGAGGTCTTGCCCTGCCTGTTCTTGCCGCCGATAACAGTAAGTCCATTCTTTGCAGGCTCAAGCTGTACGGCTTTTATCTTCTTTACGTTCTCAAATTCAAGTGAGTTTATTTTTACTGACATTTTAGTTCTCTCCTCTCATATTTTCAAGCTTATCCCTTGTGCTGCATATTTTTCCGTACACTTCTCCGATATCAAAAGCTCTACGCTCACATGCCGACATTCCTTCGTAGATATCGAGTATATCTGCACAGGCTTTGTCTGCGGTATCATATGCTTGACAAATCTGTTCTTTTGTGCTATCATCAATTTGTATGTTATCGGTATCTTTTGATACCACCTCCGAGCTTGTGCCTGTTGCCGCAGGTGCAGGCTCGTTTTCTTTGTGCGTTAATTCTTGCTTTGCTTGCTCAACCAAATTCATTAACATTATGTATTTATTTTTTGTATCCTCAATGTTTAACCTAGAATACAAAAGCATATATGGTGCTACTTGGTCTTCTCTCAAACTATTATAAAATCCCTGATTACCGTTAAAAAGACTTTCAACTTTCTTTAGCTGACCGATCACTGATTGAACTTCGCTTTTGCAAATCTTGACACGCATTGTACTTTTAGGCACAGCTATAAGTTCGTCAATATAACAGTGTGGTATAAACACATCTCCATTATTAGATGCAAAAAATCTAACTTTTTGCTCACCTATATAACCAACATAATGAGAAATGTCATCGATCTTTTCTTCTATTTGCTCAGCTGTCATTTTCAAACTCCTCTTTCGTTATCATCGTTATCCTCCTCTTTCTCAAAGCGTTTCTCCCGGTGCCTATCAGCCACGCTCAGCACAAGATACATCACTACATCTATCCCTGCAAGCACGGCTATTGTTATCAGCAGAATTCCTACAATGTTCATTACCACTTTCCTTTCATTTCAACTTCGACCTTGACCACGGGTCTGCCTGCTTCTCTCACTGCACGCTTAATGCTCTACTCAGCTTCCTCGTAGGCAGTTTCTTTTACGCTTACATACCACCTGTATGCTACATACATTGTAAGCACCACCAAGAGCGCTACCGCTGCGGCACATCTGATTATCTCTAGTACGGCTATCATTTTCTCACGTCCTTTCAGATCTCTCTGCTATCCACTGGTCGAGCAGAGTTGAGTATATCTCGTACACATATTCGTTAAGCTTAATGGCGCACCCAAAAGGATACACGCCCTGTCTGAGCCCTGCGTTCAGCCTGTTCACGTTTGTGTTGAAGCCTGCGGCTTTCAGCCGTTCCACCGCTTCTGCCGATGATATCACCCTGAGCATTTAGTCCACCTCCTCGATTGTCAAAACATTCTCATGGGGACAAATAACACTTGCCTTTGTCAGAGCCTCGTACTGACTCTTTGCTGCTACTGTGAACACCCTTTTATAATGATACTGGTCTATTGTTGTGACTTTGTACAGTTTCATACCTTTGTACCTCCTCTTTGTGTTTTCTGTCATTTCTGCTTCCAGCGAACATATCCTGCAAACATTGCTAGTTATCATGAGAGACAACGGAACTGTGTTGTCAAGCCCTATTAGCATACATATACCGAATGCAAGCGGACTTGCTAGGCACAACGCAATACCGAGATAGTACGCTATCTTTTTCAAATTCAACGTTTGCCCTCCTCATATTGTGATCTTGTTACAATCAGCTCTCCGTCAAGAGTCCAATACTGAATGACCTCTCTACAGGGGTCATTTTCTGTTCCTGCGCCTTTCAAGGCTCTTGTTACGATCACCTGCTCAATCCTGGCACTGTCACACCCTCTTGGAATAGCAGTAATTTTCTTTTCCACGTTTCTCTCACCCCTCTTTAATCACCTGCCCCCTCACGCCTTAGGATATGGCGTCGGGTTTCTTGTTTTGCCGAGAAGATAGTCAACCGAACAGTCGAACATCTCCGCAAGTGACATTAAAGCAATAACAGCCTGAACGTTTCTTTTCCTTTAGGTGTAATAAACACCTGCGTGCTTGAAAAACCTGTTTTCTCATTAGAAAACTCCTTGACTTCAAACAAGCCGTTCTCCATGGGCTTTGCATATGGCATAAGCTTGCCCTTTTTATCTCTGTAAAGATACTTTTTATCAAGCAGGAAATTCACAAAAGTATTTTGCTTGACTTTAAGTTCCTTAGCTGTTTCTCTTATTCCCGTCAACAGATTTCTGTCCACGAGTTCATCAAAGTAATCAGCTTTCGGTTGCATTATCTGTTTATCAACAGTAAGCTGTGAAACACTTACTTGCAGAGCTTTCACCTTTTCGTTAGCAATTTCTAAAGCCCTTTTCATAATCATTTCGGGACTGTTCCAAGCTTCTTCAACTCTTATGAAGTACTGGCGGAACTGCTTTCCTTTTTCACTTCTCTGCAACATACAGATCTCTTTTGCCATTGGGATTGTAAGTTGGTGATCGGTACTCGGTCTGCCTCCTGTACTTTCGGACATTTTTGTCCAAAAGTCTTCTAACTCCAAAAAGCCATATTCACACATACGTGGAAACCACTTATGATATGGAGTTTCTACTTCCAATGCATCGTGCAGTTCCCTGCCCGATACTGTTGGGCGTTCTGCATTTTCATAGCTGATTTTAATTAGTTCATTCATTAATCATCTGTCCTTTCTCTGCGGTGATACTATAATCACCATTGCAATAAACAATTTTTACTTCCAAGACATCTGCTATTTTTTCAGCAACACGCCTGCTATCAGTTGCGCCGCACATAAATGCTTTTATTGTACTTTCCTTTACACCTGATTTCTCAGCTATTTGAGCATATGTTAAGTGCCTTGACTTCGCAATTTTTTTGATGTTTTGCCGAAACTCATCAAACATAATTCCTCACCCCTTTCTGTCCGTTCAATCGGACTGTTAGCTGTTGACATTTTCAGCGTTCTGAGTATAATTAATGTCAAGGACTTCATTGATAGCCGTTTCTATCTTGGTAGACTTTATCTCGCCTGTCATTATCTTATACAGATTAGATGTGTCGAGATAAGTTTCAGGAAGAAGCTTCTTGACTTCCTCAATGAGCCACTTCTGTGTCTTGTTGAGCTTAACAAGTCGCACCTTGACTTCCACGCCGTACTCAGTCAGCGGTCTTTTACGTTCACTAATAATTAACACCACCTTTGCATAATATTCACACTAATATGTGTTTTACATATTGACAGTTACGTTTAAATGTAATATAATATATTTACCAGATACAAATATTACGCTCTTGCGTATTGCCTTGACTGTATTATATTACACTTTTGCGTAATTGTCAAGTGAAAATTACTCTTTTGCGTAATTTTGTTATATTACACAAATTATGAGGTGTAACTATGTCAGAATTGTACAATAGAATTGAAAGCTTGTGCAAAAAGAGAAATATAAATGTAACAGTAATGTGCAAAGAAACAGGTGCAAGCAGAGGCTCTTTAACCGATTTAAAAGCAGGCAGAAAAAAGAAGTTATCTACAGATACACTATCAAAGATAGCTGAATATTTCGGAGTTTCTGTTGATTATTTGTTGAACGGTGAAGATAATATCAAAGTCGAAGCACACAACGAGCCTATATATCTTGATGACGAAACAAGAGATATAATAGATGAGCTGAGAACACGACCAGAAATGAAGATCCTCTTTAGTGTGTCAAAGAACGTCACCAAAGAGGATATAGAAGCTACAGTTGAGATTTTAAAGCGTATGCAAAAGGATAGTGAATAGATTGGATTATTGCATTAGATACGTTCCTTTGCCCATAACGGTAAAGGGTGTGACAGCAATGGATTCTGACGGATTTTATAATATATACATAAACTCTAGGCTATCCTATGAGGAACAAAAAAAGACTATAGCTCACGAAATGGAGCATATAGTCAGAGGTGACTTTTTCAGCTTTGATGCGCTTGAAGAAGTCGAGACGATGTAAGCGGAGTATCGTTATATGTATAATGATTTGGATACCAACAATAGGGTTTATCTATTGTACTGTGATATAGGAAACTATCGTCATTGGGTAAAAGAAAGTACTAATGCTGAAAAATTTTTTAGTAATTTCGATAAACTTATAAGTACTCTTAAAGAATTAATGAATATTAATTATGAGTATTTAGATCCTACACCCAGCTTTGAGCTTAACGAACTACAGGAAAACGAACAAAAATATTATCAGGCTTTTCTTTCACGCAGTTGGGTAACAACCATATCCGAAGCTGCAAGATTAAAAACCGATAAAGGAAAATGCAATAAAATAAAATCGTTCTTTGATAGTTTAGAACCGTACCAAGAGCGATTTTCAGAAGAAACATTGCAAATGCTTAATAAAGCAAAGAGCGAACAGCCCGACTATACTCTAAAGAAAAATAACAAATCCGAAAAAGATAGAATTTTTTTAATTAAAACCGATAAGATTCTTGATTTACAAAACGATATAATGACCAACATTGAACAAAATAACGATGACATTGCGTGGTTTTATCAAAATGGTTACTTACTATTTAATTTAATGTGTGAAGAGACTAGCTATGATATCTTGTATGATATTACTCGGATAATGCTTGCTTGCGTTAACGGAGAGAGATATTTAAGTTTAAAATACAATATGTCAAGATCATTAGCAAAAAAATATTGTATAACATCCTCGTCTTTAATAAATGGACACCGTAATATAAAAAAATATGCACGTTTAGGTAGTAAATACTTCATAAGTACTCACGGCGCACCTTGCGAAAAATGCCAAGAGCAGAGAGGGAAGATTTACGATATTAAGGACGCTGAGATTGGTGTGAATTTCCCGCCATTCTGTTCTCACGGTTGTTCAACTGCTCTTCTCTATTCAGACGGCATAACTAAAATAAATCAGCAACCTTTGTCATACCCTGATAAAAAATTTGCCAAAGCACTAAATCTATATATGGACGGACAATATGAACAAGCTGCCGAATATGGATTAGAAGCCTGTTTACTCGTCCCGGAAAGCGAAAGATATATTCAGTACGTACCTGAAATGCTTGCAAAAGTCAACCGATACAAAGAAGCAGTACAAATTTTAGACAACTATATATCAATAACGCCTAATCCACGAGATGATTATACAAAACAACGAGACAGATATAAGAAAAAAATAAAATAAAAAAAATCTCGCCCCCAAGTGCTACCAACACTCAGAGGCGAGCAGAGCGGATACTACCAATATCAGCTCGATTCAAATTCACACCCAAACCCGTTAAGAAAGGGCGAATTTTGCCCTTTTATTGTAGCACACTTTCGAGGAAGTGTCAAGAATAGGCGGCAAATATGCTATGTAAAAAATGCCGTAAGGAAATTCCTGACGGCTCAATTTACTGCAACTACTGTGGCAAGAAGCAGGAAACCACCAAGCGAAAAACACGCCGCAGAGCAAGAGGTACAGGTACGATAAGATACAAGCCTGAATACAAAAACCGCCCCTATGTTGTTTTCAGCCCTCGAACAACGTCCGGCACAGGTGAAAAATACATCGGCTGCTTCAAAACGGCAGCAGAGGCACAAGCCGCCCTTGATAGTTACTTCAACTCTACGCACATAGATCACTCCAGCCTAACACTTGCACAAGCGTATGAGAATTGGAGCTCCGAGCATTTTGAAAGCCTTACAAAGAGCGGTGAACAGGGATACAAGACCGCCTGGAGATACCTTGACAGTATCGCAGGACGAAAGATGTCGGAGCTTAAAACAGCAGACTATCAGAGGTGCATAACCGAATGTGCCAAACGTTTCAGCCGTTCACAATGTGCGAAAATAAAGCAGTTGTGCTCACAGCTCTGCAAGTACGCCGCCCAAAATGATATCATAGACAAAAACTATGCTGAATACATAACACTTCCGAAAGAGGTCAAGAAAGAGAAAAGAATTTTTACAACATCTGAACTTGAAATGCTATGGGAGCACTCTTCGGATAGATCTGTCCAAGTCATTCTGTTTATGGTCTACACAGGCTTTCGTATCGGCGAGGTATTCACGATACTTAAAAAGAATGTCCACCTTGACGAAGGGTATATGGTCGGCGGTATCAAGACCGAAGCAGGCAAGGACAGGATTGTGCCATTTCCGTCACAGATACCCGAAATAAAGACGTTTGTACAAGATTGGTACAATGAAAGCAAGACAGATTTTTTGTTGAATGGTGATGTCAATAATTTCAGGAAGCGCAATTTTTATCCTGCACTTGCCGAGTGCGGTGTGATACCTGAGCCGACAGTTACAGAGCTAAAAAGCGGCAAAACAGCAAAGAAATATGACACAGAGATTACGCCTCACTGTTGCCGTCATACGTTTGCAACGTTATCAGCAGATTGCGGTATGCAACCCGAAAAGCTACAGCGTATCATCGGTCACGCCAAGTATGAAACAACGGCAGATATATACAATCACTCAGGGCAGGACGCAAAAGTGCTTGTGGAAGAAATGTCAAAGTTAAGAAAACCAGTGGAATATTAG